GCCTATCCACACCTTGCCTGTATTATCGGGGTCGGACTGGATAAAGATAGAGGTGGTCGCCCCAGAGAAGGTTAGCTCTACCGCAGTTGTGCCAACGGAGACAGGTGCGCCTTCTATATCATCAGCGCCTGTACCAGGGGTAGTAACAGCAACCAGCTCACCAGAAGCATTAACTTTCACCCTATTTAGGGTAGAAGCGGTCGGGTTATACCCCAACATCTCAAAAGCAAGCACCTTGAAGGTTGTATCCTGGCTCTTGTTCAAGATATTCTGCTCGGTTTGATTTATTTGTTCGTTTTTATCGGTTGCCATACTTATAATTATTATAATCAATATCCATTGTCTTGTTAAGAAACTCTGCATAAGCGGCTATCTTCTCTATTCTCATTGTCGTTCTCTCTGTCTTGTCTGCTCCGCACATCTTCTCTATCTTCTTTAGCGCTCCCTTGACCGCCTCTATTGAATTGTCTATCTTGCCATACTTAATCTGACTGGCCAAATAGCCGTCTATCGCTTCTATCTCATTTTTGAAACCGCCCATCTTGTCTTGCCAGCTGTCGCCTAACTTAAAGTGGTCAACAAGATAGGGACGGCCATTAACCTTCTCATAATCAAGAAAGGGTGGCTCAACGCCGGTTTCTCCATTGGTTGAGGGCTTGGTAGTTTTAGCATCCTTTGCCTCTACCCTTGCCTCTGCCTCTGTTGATTGCTCTCTAAATACTGTCGTGTCAGTCATTGCGATATTTACTTTGTTTATCGGTGTAATAGTGAATCTCTGCTATCCTTTCCTTGTCCCCCTTGCGGTGAGCCTTGACCAGTTCCTGTCTCATTGAGCGAATCTCTTTTGACTCATGAGTAATCTTGTAAGCAGCAGCCTTAATCCTCCTCCGACCGTCTTTGTCGGCAGACTTATATTCCCTGCCAAGCTGGTCTAAGTCGTCTCGCCTTGTTGTTCTGTCTTGCATATTATTTTATTAGTGGCGATGTGGTGTCTCGATGGTTTATTTGTTTCCCCATCAATTTCCACTCAAGCTGTCGCCACAGCGTTTCTAGGATTATTTTCCTATATTATCAGGACGCCGAACACTTTGCTACTAAAGCCCAATCGCTATTGAGTAGCTTAGAGGCGTACGTTCCTGCCCAAGAAATCTTGGTAACTCTACCAGCTGGGTTAGCGCTATCAACTTGATTCGCCAAAATGTATAGTTTCGGCTTGTCTCCTTGTAGGTCAAAAGCACCAAATGCGTTTTGTCCGTGAATGTATGAGTAATACATTACAACGGCACAAGCGGCACTTGCTGGGTCTCCAGTCGCTGATGCAACATCCTTATTCAAAAGCCAGCGAACTTGATACAGTTCACCCATTTCGCCTTTGTAAAGGTCTTTGACATCAGAGTATTGCTTAGCAGCTATCCAAGTGGTGTCCCCAAGCAAGTCGTACTTGTTTTGAGGGGTAGTCTTACCGAGCCAGAATCCATCTGGATAAGGTTGTGCCTTATTAATTTCCAGCGTCTTGGTAAAGCCGCGAATTGCTGAAGCGTCCAGCTTGTCAGTCGAAGAAATGGTGCTTGATGTCGCACTGTTCGGATAAGCCTGGGTAGCATTAGCAAACTCGTTTCTTACTAGACGGTTGAGGGTTTCTCCCATGTTCTGTCCAACTAAAGCCACTTTCTCAGCCATGTTCTTGTCGATAGAAACTAAAGACAATAACTTGGATGTATTAACGGTCAAACCATATTCAGAAAGAATAACGTTCACCGTACAGGCGGTTATTGCACAGACAGTCGGGTTGCAAGACTCAGTCAACGGGTCAGTGATAATTGTCAACGGAGTGTACTTCGTGAAATTGATCGACCGGCCATTATTGTCTGAATGAGTCCGCATTTGAGCGCCCTCTTTGAGGATTAGCTCGTATTCGGATCTCTCTTGAAAGACCCTCTCGTAATAAGTCATTACCTCCTGGGTAAGTGTACTTGTAAGGTTGTCTGTTGCCATATTTATATCACGCTCCCTTTTCAGCAAGTCGCTGATCTGCTAAGTCTTCGTTGGATGTTAACTTACCATCCCGAGCTTCTTCTCCATATCCTTTAGAGATAGCTCCTCGAATTTCTCCTTGCTTGATGCCACGCTAGTTGGTCTTGTTGCGGTCTCTGATACTTGCTTAGCAATGTTCTCAGTAACCTCGCCCACTTGCTTAGCTACTGCCCATTGATAGGGCTTCATCAGTTTGGCTACAAACTTATTCACTGACGCTTTGTACGGATCGGCCTTAACATGGGCCTCTACCGCCTCAGTAACTGAATCAGAAAGATCCCTGTCGAACTCTTTACTGTCCGGGTCAAGTTGAGGATACTTCCTTACCACCGCATTGGCCTCATTGTTAATACGATTAACAGCGTTCTGTTGTCCCATCCTGATCTGAACAAGACTGTCTGCTGTTCGCATGACATCTTGCTTATATTGATCCGGACTAANTTCAGACCCTGGTTCCACCTGAGGCTGATATTGACCTTGGCCATAACGACCAGGTTGAGGCTCATCTGAGCCTGTAAGTTCCCCAAGTTTCTCCGCCAATGATTGTGCTCTGGTTTCTGCCTCGTCAGCTCGTACCTCTGCCTCTAGCTTTTGGGTATTAAGCTCTTGCACCCTTTGGCTAAAGCCCTTCTTAGAGCTTTCTTCTGTTTCCGCTACCTCTCCCTCAGTCTCAACCTCCCCCGTCGGATTGGTGTCATCTGCTGTTTCGGTAACTTCCCCAGTTCGTTTTGTTTCTGCCACCGGCGTAGTGTCAAGAGTGTCTTCTTCACTCCCCTCGTTTAGCGCCATTTTTTGATTTTCATCGTTTTGATGAGTCATTTCCTACTCACCCCCTTTTACACACCTGTTAAGTAATGTGAGAATACTCAGGCTATAAAACGCCTGTAAAGAGACTTGTTACTAAGTCCCTATACAGATTTTCTATTCTCTAGTATCGGCTTACCTTCCTTGTTCAGCCCGACCATCATCTTGTCTGGCCCGATATAAACGGCGTGCTCAAGCTCGCACGACTTACAAACTAGATACGGCCCCTGCTGTCGCCATCCATGACTCCCTGCTGGAATAAAGGCAAAGCTTGGCTTATTAAAGTCCAAGACTTCCTCATTCTCCTCCTTTTGGTTCTCCTTCACATATTTCTTTGGCATCGGCAACTTTATCTTTCACTCTCTTAATTATCCCTTTAGCCAGATTAACAACTAGTGTATTTCTCCCTATCTCTTCAAAGGTTGCGCCCTCGGCAATCGCCCGACTACTAACCTCATCAAGGTCTTCAACGAGGTGGTCGATAAATTCGTTTAATATCTTCCAACCCATTGTCTCCGATAAGGCCATCAGCGCTCGTTCCTCTTCGGTCGTACCTTTCTTTTTAGCCTCTTCGTCCTTGATGACGCTCGGCATTGACGAAAAGTAACTATCCGGCCTAATCGCTTGACTATCCCTAGACATTCGGCAGTCCCCCTTCTTGCCCTGGCTGAGGTGGTACTTGGTTCATATTCATCTCTGCTCCGCCAGCACCAGCACCACCAGCCACTTGCTCCATTATCATTGCCAATTTCTCGGCATCAGCTTGCAAAATAGCATCGTTCTTTTCTTCCTCTGTCTTTTCCTCTAAAATCTTGTCCCAATCCTGAACGCCTGAATTGGATATCACCCTCTTAAACAGCTCGCCCATCTTTATTGTGTATCCTTCTTGGTCTATCATCTGTATTAGCTCCGGACTCTTCAGCAAAAGCTGTAAAAGCATAACCATATTCTGTTGCTGAGACTGTTGGTCAACAGCGTAGGTTGAGCCTGACACCATTTCATAGTCAAAAAGCACTGAGCCGGTCTTATCCTTGTCAATGGTTATCTTGCCTGTCTCCTCATCGTAGTTTTCCCCTAGGTCAGGGTTGGTACGCTTCATCTTCTCGAAGTCATCACCAAATAAGCGGAAGGTAATCGGCCCCATTTGCTTCTTAGAAACAAGGTTGACCATTTTAGTCATCACTGTCTTCAAGAATTGCTCCATGTAGAAGCGGTCGGCATTATCACGAATGTTTTCCCTTGCTCCCTGCATCTTTAACGCCTCTGGTGTCTTGCCAAAACCAGCCTCTGTCTGAGAAGTAACGCTGGTATCACTTGTGCCAAACATATTAAGAAGGGCGGCGTTAGCAACTTGGTAAGTGTTGTTGAAAGTGGCAATACCCTTAGGGCTAAGGTTGACCGCCTGAGCGATATTATTAACTTGCCCTCTCCCTAGCCACTTCTCGGCCATTCCATACTTGAAAGAGCTAGCGGCGGCAACATTGTCTTTGTTGATGATGACTGGGGGAAATATCGACATCTTGGTTGCATCAAGGTAGAGATTCCAAACGGAGTTTATTACCATCTGCATCGACTTGCCTCTTTCAAAGTCTCCCATTCCCATAAAGTCATCAAGCAGGGGAATAGAATATTTACAAGTAACCGGCAACTCCCCGTTCTCGTGTGGGTTCTTAATGTCTCTAAACTCAAGGTCGGCGTCAACAACAAAATCAACCCAACGGTCTCTTTCATATTGTGTCAACACTTCAAAATATCCTGCGTCTTTGGCGGCAATGACAGATGGGTATTGGTCTTTCTCTCTCTCTGTCTTGCTGGTGCTTTCCGAACGGCTTTGTTTAGAACCAGAGGTGTCTTTCAGCTTAGTAATAATCTCGCCTACATTCTTATAGCCTTTCTGCTTAGAAAGCCCCTCAAAGTAAGAAAGAGGCTTCCAGGTGCGGACAATGATATAGTCGCTGTCCTCGACTGACACCGCCCCAACCTGTGGGAAGATATCACGAATATTCAAGAGCCACATATCAGGGCCAACATAGCCATTCTGTTTAACATCCCAATCCACCAAAGCAAAAAAGTTACCGTAAAGGTTAGAGTAAATATCAATCATTCTTAACTTGGTCAGGAAGTCGAACTGGGCGTTAGCGTGAGGAATAATATACTTATCAAGAACGAGGTTCATCATCATACTGGTCGCTTGGTCATTAGAAGATATCGCTCGCACCTTGCCAGTCGGTAGCTGAGCCATTACCCGATATCCTCGTTCAAGTGTCAAGGTAGTTAGCTTTGGGTCAAAGACTTGTGATTTGGTCGAGTGAGTGACGGAAGAGATGAGCTGATTGTGGAATATCCTCTCAACATCGTCCCAAAGGTCTCTCTTGGTTCTTAAAGAGTCTTCTGCCACCCCTTTGCGATCTAGTATTTGTTTTCGGAGTTCTGTCATAAAATTAGTCAATAAAAAAGGCACCCCCCAGAGGAGTGCCTTA